CGCCAGCGTTGCCGCTTGCAGTTTTTGGATCACTTGCGACCATAAACCTGATCGTTAGGATTTAACCAGCGCATAAGTACTGGCACGACAGCTGCTATTCCAGCAGACAAAATGGCCTTTGGATCTGTCACACCTGCCATATAGACCGCAAGACTTGCTGCAATAAATGATCGAGCATAACTGGCCAACATTGGTTTCAATTCGTTCATTTCTTTTTCTCCTTTGTTGCTGCTTTTGGTAGCTCTACAACTGGCAATTCTCCAGCATATTCTGCGTACTTTGGGCGACCAAAACCGACAATTTCTTTGCCTAGAAAACGCTGCTTAATCATGACCATTCCGCCGTTGCGCTGGTCGCCTGTGCCGCTGGTATTGCCTTCAATACATAAAACACTTTTAAGGCCAACCTTGGCCACAATTCCAATGTGGCTTATTCGATCGACGCCGTCATGTGGAAAGTCCATGAAGCAAAGATCGCCGACTTGTGGCGTTTCTTTCCAACGGCCAAGATCCTTCATCTTTTGTGCTCCAGCAGCTGTGCTGACCATGTTTGGAATTTTGACTCCAGCTTCATTTGCGCACCAATTTACAAAAGAGCCGCACCAAGGCAAACCGTCAGCGCCGGTGTATTTGCCGTATTTGGTCAAGTTGTCGCCTTGCTCAATCGTGCCAACCTCTGCAATCGCAGCTGCAATGAGAGCTGCGGCTGTGCCTTGCGGATAAGTCATGAAAGTAAAAGCTTGGCTTCGTCTGCTGTTATACCAAGGCGAGTCAATAAAGCTTCTTTGGCTGTGGCTTTTGACAAATCACTGGCAGCTTTTGCTTGATCGTATTGACTAAAAGCAGCCAAAAATTGCGCTTTTGTGATTTTCTTGTCAGATAAAATTTCTAGATCCTCATAGTTTTCTCCACGCAAAACATATCCGCCGTCAGGTAAAAGAAAACCTACTGCTTCCGCTGCTGTTGCCATTTATGCACCTATTTCTAAAAGAGTGATCATGCTTGGATTGCTGCTGTTTTGAAAACGGGCGCTGCCATTGTTTGCTGTGCTGTCCGCTTTGCCTTGAGTTTTGTAAGTTGTTGCTGATGTTGTCGCTGGGCTGTCCAAATAAGTAAAATTCGTATTCGCTCCGACTATGCTGGTGCCGGCAATGTGATAAGTGAACAAAGCATTGGTCGCAGTAACCAGCGCGGTTGCACTTCGTAAAAGACGCAACTGAATTCCGTTATTGTCTTGTTCGCGGAATGACTCAGCGTTTTGATTGACGATAACCAAAACTTTGCTGGTTGCCGAGCTTGGCGTGATTGTTGCTGTCAGGCCGGTATCCGTCATAGTGGTTGAAGCGATTGTTGTCGATGTTGTATAAACACTTTGAACCACCTGCAAAACTTTACCGCCGCCAGCTGGAGCAGCCCAAACTGGCACTCCGCCAGAAACTGTCAAAACATTGCCAGTTGAGCCAATACCTAAGCGTGTGTTTGTGTTAGCTGTAGCCGACGAATAGGCAATATCGCCAAGTGTTGTGCCGGGCTGTAAGGCCTTGAGTCGTGTATCAACTCCTTGCAATGCCACGTCAAAATCTGCTGGTAGATCAGTTACTAAATCGGTCGAAGTTGGCAAAACAAAGCCGTAATTGGTAGTCGGATTAGCCATTTATTTCCCTTTCAATCATGAAACTATTGTCGCATATTCCCATGACAAGGTTGGCGACACGCTCGCCCAAGTCTCGTTGATTGGCACGTCATTCCAACGCATAGCTTGCAGTGAATAGGCCAGCGGCGACATAAGCAGCGTCACTGATAATTCGTTGTAACTGGCGCGAAATGTCCAGCCTTCGACAAAGCCTTGAAAAGTACCGGCGGACATATTTAGCGGCAAGTTGTTAAGAGCTATTGGCTGACCCATAAAAACGTTGATAAGGCTGTCTCGATCGGCATTGTCCAGCTCTGGATTTGTCAGCGCATAAGTTATCTGGTCAAAAATAGGCTGTGGATTAGCTCGCAAAGTAAGATAAAAGGCTGCCTGATCCTCAGCGTCAACCTTATGTTTAATGGTTGTCGTGATGATTTGCGCAAGATTGCCGTATGTGGCAATCGAGTCTGGATCTGTGTCACTTACCTCGTTGTTGCTATTTGTGTTGTATTTAATTGTTATGTCATTGCGGACGTCGCCAGCTCTGGTTTTGATAGTTATTCCTCGACCTAGCGCGTGATTGGCTGTTAGATCTGTGTATCCGTTGGCCGCAAGGTAATTTGTCCTGTGAGTTGAGTCAGCGTAGCCAATCAGGCCATTCGCGTCCTCGTATAAGTAACCAAGCCCAGAAGTTGCCAAAGCCGCAACAAGGTCATAAATAACAATTCGTGATGATGAACGCTGTGCTAGCTCATAATTGCCGGGTCTATCTATCTCGCCTAATCCTGTGTTTTCAGCTGTAGCCCAAGTGGCCGTTGGATCATAAGCTGCCCAAGTTTCAGCAGCTGGAACTTGCTGCCATTGAGCAAAAAGCACCTGAGACAAAATTGTGTAGATTTGATCGCCGTCAAAATCCTGAGTCAATACGCCGTCTGTGAGTGCCTTTTGAAGCCTTGCCAAAGCGCCCAAGGCAGTAATTGTCACCTCTTGCGTGTACGCGCTTGAGCCGACCTCTGAAACGCTGACAGCAATGTCCACAATCGAGCCGCCAAAAATAGGCTGATAAACGGCGGCAGTATCTTGAATTTCAACAGAGAGCGTGTCATTTATTTCGTAGTCAATAGCAACTTGATTAAACACAATTAGCGTAATTGAGCAATAACCAGCCTGAGCCTGTTCATAGATATTTGTGCGCCCTGAGGTGATGTTAAGGCTAGCCAAAACTGAGTCAGTTACATCTATGCCAGCAATCTTGACTCGCCAGACGGGCGACCACTGTGTCACGCGTTTGCACCTAGCAGCGCACCTGCGCCGCCTGTACCGCGAAAGAATGAGTCATTAAGAACGTTGACGATTGTTCGAGCTGTACCTTCGGCGTCGATCGCGCCATTTACTGTGACGTTTATGCCGCTGTTATTGCCGCCACTAGCTGCCTCAGCTCGTCTGATAGCCGCAGCTGGTGTTAAAGCTGTGCTAAACGGTGTTGCTGCCATAGCTGCCCCAGCTGCGGCCGCGCTTACGCCGCCACCAGTTGACGTCGAGCCTGATCCGCCGGATACGGTCGGAACGCTTATCGTTGGCACGCTGCTAGTTGCTGACACGCTTGGCACTGAAACCGTTGGAATGTTTATAGTCGGCGCTGATATTTGTGACACGTTAGGCAAGAATGGCACTGAGTTGTAAAGTCGGATCAGCGCGTTAATTCCTGAGACAGCGCCAGCGATTAGATTATTAAGGCCACCAATTACTGCACCAATTACGTTAATCACTCCGCCAGCAATTTGACCAACAACCTTAAAGGCTGTGCCTAATACGTTGACCAGTACCGGAACTACGTATTTTTGAATGAAGTCAATAAATGTTGTGAATTCGGCTTTGTTGTCTTTGATTGCGTCTGTGATTGGCTTAAAGAAGTCTGCAAATTTGCCTAACGCTGGCACAACTTTGTTGACAATAAACTCAACTAGCTGCTGAATTATTGGGAGCAATCGAGCGCCGATTGACTCTTTTGCTTCGTCAAATGTAACTTTAAGGATCTCAAGTCGCCCGGCGAAAGTCTTTGAATTAGCAGCTGCCGCACCGCCAAATAAATCTGACAACTTGCCCTGGACTTCTGTAAATGACATTGCCTTTAATTCTGCGGCTGATAGTCCTATGCCTAATTTGCCAAGAGCTGCTGTGTTGCCGTCATAGGCTTTGCCTAAGCTGTTGGCTACTGAGTCAAGGCCTTTGCCTGTTGCTTGGCTTATGTCTAGCGCAAGACTTAAAAGATCCTGTGCCTTCGTAACGTCACCTGTTGACAAAGCAAGGCGTGATAAAGCTGGCCGCAATTTATCGTCTGCAACGCCTGTAGCTAGTGATGTTTTAAGGATCTGCTTTTCAACAGAGGCAATCATGTCATTTGTTGCACCTGTGGCATTTTTCAAAGATGTGGCAAGTCTGATCTGTGCAGCTTCGTCCTCGATCGCGGCTTTGACGCCGTCAACAGCAAGCTTTACTGCGTACGCACCGGCAGCAGCGGCAGCGGCCGCAAAAGCAACGCCAGCCTTCTTGCTAAATTCGCCAAGCTTGTTGCTTGATCCTTCTACGTCAGCGTTTGCACTGTTTAAGGATTTTTTAAGCTGGTCAACGTCAGCAAGTATCGACAGCTTGAGCGTTCTACTTTGCGCAACCATTAAAACTCCTTGAGGATCTTGTCAAAAGCATTTTCCCACTTAGCAATGATTTCGGGCTGAATGGCGCGCAATGTTGGATAAATAAACCAGCCGTTAGATCCTCGACCTTTCGGGCCAAAACCTGACCAGATTGGGAATTGCTTATATTTGTTAGATCCAAATTCGTTACCGCCCCAGAGCTGCTGAGTTGTACCGCCGCCTGAAAACTTTTGACCGGCAAAGCCAAAAGACAGCTCACCGATCTTTGACGACTTAGACACTCTTGATCCGCGAGCAATCTTTTCAGCTGCGCGGCCTCGACCAGTTGACGTGCCGATAATTTTGTCCTGAGCAAATTCTGCCAACGCCCCAGAGGCAGCTTTGGCTTGCACTGTG